ATACTCACCCCAAGGCTTTAGCTGACATGCCATCCATCTTCTTCCACAAATGCAGCAAGTACCTGTTCCATCTCTTTTTAACCCTTTGCCTTGGCATCCTTTGCATGGCTTACTCATTTCTTCTTTTATTTTACTCATCACAATACCAATCCTTTAAATTAAATATTTCCCTAATTGCTTGTGCTTGCCAATAACCATGTGGATGATCTGTTAAATACTCACCTGATTCTTTTTCCAAATGTTTTATATGTTCTTTAACCAATTCTATTACATCATCTGATTTTACATTATTCCAAGTTTTAGTAGGTTCATCTGTAAACCATGTCTTTATCTTCTTTATATCCTTATATGTTCTCATCATTTAACCACCTTTTCATATGTTCCACATTTTATACATTTCCATTTCTCGTTCCACTTTTTACATTTCATTTATTCACTTCCATTCGATAACTTTACATTTACGTTGCTTATCATTATAGTAAAGCCTATTACACCTTTTACATGCAAAGAAGGAACCATGGCCTATGTGAAGTATTCCACCAGCAAAGTCATGTCCACGTATTGCACATACTAATCTATTTGCGGCTTGTTTTGAAGTTATCATTTTAGTTTGCACCTACTGATTTAGTTTTTATATAATGTTCTATGCAATCCTTACACCAATATGTATATGTGTTCCCACTTGATTCGTATTTATAAAATTCACTAAGATGTTTTAGTTGATTACACTTTTGACACACTTTTGATTCTATCATTTTATCATCTTCCCTATAAATCTAATTAACACTCCCATGAACTGACCAAGTATCCATCCTGACGTTATTGCTAAACTCCAATATCTTAGTTTCATCATTTCACCCATTGTTATCCATAAATGCCACTAACTTACTTAAGCAATCTGGGCATATCTCCCAACTTCGTTCAACACACCTAGATGAAATACCATCTATATGATGAGCATATTCCCGTATTCTATAACTTTCATCCCAATATGCAACAGGTTTATAGTATTCACCACATCTATCGCATTTTTTTCTAACTGTTTTAATTACTTCTTTTACTGTAGTCACTTTTTTTCACCTTTCCAAAATCAAGATGTGTTCGATAGTGTATTTTTTCGTTTATATCACAGTATACTAATATACTACACTGTACACTCAAAACAATCTTAGTGTTGTCTCCAAATAACAAATAGTCTTTTATCATTCTTTCATCTCCTTTCTTTTTCTTTGTTCCATATGATCGTACTTCAATATAAACAACTCTATCTTATTGCACTCTGGACACATTAGTGTCTCTACAAACCAGAGCATCTCTCTGCCACAAAAGTAGCACAGTGGTTTTTCATCCATTTTTTTCTCCTTAATTCATACGCCTACACTCTTACCCCCCTAACACACTAGATACTTCCCACATACTACGTTATTTTTTCATTAGAGTATGGGGGGTTAATGTGTAGGCATTAGAGGCTCTTCTGTTGAGCATCATATACAGTATAACTTATTGCTATCATGCGTAGTCATCCATTTTTGTAATCTTTGGCTTATTCGACCAAACGTACTCTAATTTTTTAAGTCCACGTTTCTGTTCTATCGAGCCTTCATCGGGTTCTGACATAAGCCGTCTTAGGTATCCTAGCCATACGAGTGCCTCACACTGCTTCTTTATTGTGTTCTTACCGTAGTTTAGTTCTTCGTGCAGTGTTTGTACTTTGAATGGCTGTTCTGGATACTGCTTCATAAAGTGAAATAGTGTGTGTCGTGCTGTGTCTCCACTGCTTTTTACTATGTTCTCTACTATGCTCTTAAATTTTTCCACGGGATACTCAGCTTCGAGTGACATCAGCGACTTATAGAGCAAGTTTATCTGCTGAATCAGTCGTGTTGGAACTTCTATTGTAACTGCACCACGTAGTTCGTTAGTTTGCCTTTCCCATGAACCTGCTGCTCGAAATACTGCAAGTTCCTTACACTTTGTCATCATCCACTCTCTTAGCTCATCATCTACCTTTACTTTGGGATTAAACTTGCGATGCTCAAGATATGACTGTACAGCCTCTTGTAAGTCCTTGTGCATCTCTGCTTCTCGTTCCATGTGCTTCATAGCCATCTGCATTTTCTTTCCATCGTTAGTTCTGCTTGACTGTACATCGTAGGAAAACTCTCTTGTTCCTAGCTGGTTGTGTATTGCGTACTCTGCTTTTATGTCTGGTGTAGTGCATGCTATGAGTGTTACGTGACAGTTATTGTACTGTGCCTTCGTATCGTTCCCTGTCATCTTGTTTATCCTTCCATCGTACAGTTCTCGGAACTGTCCCCATATTTCATTCTTGTTATCTGTGTTTAGTGACTTAAGTGAAGCTAAATCTGAGAAACATAGAATATGACTTGCATCTTGTAGTTCTTCTCCTAAATCTGGAACTTTTTTGTTCTTATAGGTCTTTCCTGTAGCTAGAGTGTTGGGTGTGATCTGATCTATTGGCTTTACACCTGGATAGTCCTTTAGTGCACCGAGTATTTCACTCTTTGCATCTCCGCTTTCTCCTATTATAAACACCCAAATCGGCTTAGTATTCTTTGCTTGATTTGAGAGAATTGCAGCTAAAACTAGGTCTATTCTTTGTGTATCTGTAATATACAGCCACTTTCTCAGTTTTTCATAAAGTGCCTCTAGGTTCTTCGGTGGGTGCTTTAGATCAAGGTGCTTTCGTTTGTCTACTACCTTTGCCTCTTTTACGCTTTGTTCGATGCCGTACTTGTCTTTTGCTATCTTCTTAACAATTGTAAACTTCTTTCCTTCTAGCTTTTCATCGCACTTTATTTTCTTTTCTAGTATTCCTACTAAGCTCAGTGCATCTCCCCCTGAGTTACATCTGAAGCAGTGCCACAGGTTTTTCTCTGTATTTATTGTGAAGTTCATGCCACCTGTTGAGCCGTGTATAGGATGTGGTCCCTGTAGTTCCTCTCCTATTCGTTTCATGCCGTGAATCTGTCCAGCTAGCTTTGAAATGTCAATATCGTTTGATTCACCCCACTTTACTTTCTTGTCTGGTATGAAGTCTATCAGTGCTTGTCTTAGCTGCTGTTGTGTGATCTCAGCTATCTGTGTTACAATTTTTGTTTTGTATAGCTCTCCGTTAGGGTGAACTGAGCCTGAACCGATAACCTGACTTCCTACGGACTGTACTTCACCGTAGTGCTTCTTTTTATCATCCTTTAGTACAATCTTATTCTCTAGGTCCTTAATTATATAGTAATAATGATATCCACCACTCCCTGTCTGTACTACAAATGTTTTTGGTAGATTCTTTGTAACAGCTAGCTCTATCTCTTTCTCATCTGCATCTATTACTGCTAGATTACCCTTTCCGCATAGCACACCGTATCCTTTGGCTGTTTTCAGGTACTCTATGAATATACTATCTGTGTAACTGTAGTTATTAGTATTCTGCCAGTTTTTTTCAAGTGGTATCTTCCCGTCTTTAATCTTAATGAACCTGAAGTCTACATTCTGTAGTTGTTTAGGAAGCTTCATTTTCTTTTACACTCCTTACAGAATAAGCCTGGTTCAGTGTGTTTCTTACCGCATGTCCAGCATACTTTCATTTCATCACCACGAACAGTTTTACCGCATGTTTCCATATGTATTCAGATGTTTCATAGTATTTCTTCGTTGTACATTCCAGCCAACACTTACCACACACATATGTTGCATCAGGTGGTTCTCCATCAAAGTAACCACCGTAGTTTGTATATGTCTTGGCATTTTTATCACTATATGAAATGAATCTACCGCACCAATCACATCTAATCATTTTCGTAACCTCAACCTTCGCATCTCTGTTTGTATCTGAGCATACTCTTCAAGATCGCTTGGATTGCGATGCTCGTCAAAGTCTGTTGTACCTAGTTGTTTTTTTCTCATATCTGTGCACTATCCTTAACAGATTTGTTAACTTCGGTGCATATCATTGTGAATCCCCCTTTGGGTTTTGCTGATCTGTGATTTGGTGGTGAACCTTTACATCTTGTCATTACATATCTCCTTTTCTAGTCCTATATTTCCATCGTACATTTTCCCGTTAATTATACACCTTCCGTTTATTATCATTGGTGTAAAGTAGGTAAATGTTCCGTCATCCATCATGTACCAGAATAGAAACTGATGTACCCAATGGTTAGGCTTATTTTCCATATACTCAGGGTTTATGTTGCATAGACATCCTACACCTACACACTGCTTTGGAAGTGAGTATATTGGTGTTATACCTGTGTATACTTGTGGTGTATGTACGTGTCCAACGAAGATCATCTTTTGAACGATACTAAGTGTCTTTTCAGAGAAGTACTTGTTCCAGTACATTCCGTGTGCAAAGTACATGTCGCCTATGTTGAATATGTCATTGAATGGTATTATCGTATAGTCATCAAGCTTGAGGTTTGCTTCCAGTTCGATGAACCCCTCAAACTGTGTTGTTTTCTCTATCAGTCGTTCAATTCGATACTCGTGGTTTCCTACCATAAAGAACTTCTTACATCTTTTTGGTATTGCATCCTCAAATCTATCAAGTATATTTACTTGAAATCCAATGTACTCTCGTTTTATTCGTTTTCCTTCAATCAGCTTTGGTTTTCTAATGTTAAAGGATGATATTGTGTCCATTTGCATCTGGTCGCCACCGTATACTAGGTAGTTAGGCTTAAAGTCCCTTAGAAACTGCTCTATGACGTTCATACAGGCTTTATCGTGTACAGGGTAGTGTATATCAAATAAAGCAACGCCTCTCGACTTGTACTTTATACCTGTGTTCATCTCAGCGTATGCTCTGCAATAGAATCGTGCTGTTGTTTCTGGTATATCAGCAAGCTTAGCAAGTTCCTTTCTTCCAATTTGAGGATTCTTCTGAATGTACTGCATTACGTGATTTGGGATTAGTTTCTTTTTCATCCGTACATACCTCTTTCTATATTTTCATTGTCTTTACTCTTTTTGTCTATTCCAATTTTTCTTTGAAGTTCATCTATATCTCTTATGAATACTATGTGGTCCTTATCAACTGCCTGTGCGAACTTCATAAGCCACTCCCACATTATGCGATGCTCGTACTTCGTTATTGGTCGCCAGCATGTCAAATAGAACCAAATTTTTCTTATCCTATCTATTTTTTTTGCTTTAATCTTTTTTTCGTTCATCTTTATCACTCCCATCTAGTGTACTTTGACCGTCACCTGATTCAAACACGGTCTTTGATGCTTGTTTATCATCAGTGCTTTTCATAGGTATATCGTAGAACTTATGTCCACACTTCGGGCATACCTTTTCTACGTTTTCAAAGTGACCGAATACTATCTTATGCATTGGTCTTTTAACTTCTGCTTGTCTCAACCTATGAGACATTAGCTTTTCTTCGTAGTCTATTTTTGTTTTTATAAGTGAGTTGTATGTATTAAGTGCCTTACATCTATCCCCTGCTTTTTGTGATTCATCACCTGCTATACTTTTTGCTATTGTTATCCGCTTGTTTATTTCTTGTATTCTTGTGTTATCTTCTGGTATAGTAACCTGCGTATAGTTTATTAAATCCTTATCGGCAAGGTATGTGGCGACTGTTTGCCGTGTTACATTTTCACCTGTTTCTTCGTGGTATAGCTTTGCAATTTTCACAGAACTAGGTTCTCCTTTTGCATTGCGTATCTCATCTGGTCTGTTTGCCAAGACGTTTGCTATAAACGACTTAATCCTAGCCTCATTATTTTTTCCTTGTGGACCTCTTTTACCCATTATAAACCAAACTCCATCTTTTCTATCTTTATCTTGTGCATATTTTCAACTAGCTTAGCCTGTGATGATACTGTCATGTTTCTCATTATAATTACCACATTACCAGACCTTACCATAATAACCTCAAATGTATTGTTATAAAGTGTAGCTTTATACACGACACCCTTACTTTGCCATAGCCAGGTGTGCTTTATTCTAGTTAGTTTATTCATCATGTGTTACCTCAAGTTGCATCGTTTTTCCATTATATACAGCAGTATACTTGATATCAGTCTTTACATCTAATACAATTGTCATTCCCAAATCATATTGGATATTCAAAACCTTAAACTTTTTAGTGAAAATTGCGTTACCCCACTCTTCTATTGTCATTTCTATCACTTTAACAACTCCAATCTAATAAGTTCTGATTTAAGTTCATCCATTGTGGTGTCATAGAACTCAGGATACGTACACACATCTGTTTTACCGCACTTACTGCAAAACGTGTAGTGTCCACCACCACTAGGTCTACTTCCAATATAAACACGATCAAAGCCACAGTGTGAGCATGTTAGCTTACGGTCAACATTATCACCAGACATATAGCGTAACAACAGTTGCAGCATTATCATTCGTTTTCGTCTAAGCACCTGAGTGTTTTTATCTTCTATTATAATATCCTTACAGTCAGTAAAGTAAAATATATCCATTTTTTCAAAGTCATTACGGTATACATTACCTGTTCTGCCATCGGCTAAGTCAGTGAAGTGCTGTATCCACTCTTTCAACCATAATTCTACCTTAGCCTTTGACTTTTTCGGTAATTTTAGCTCATCAAGTGTTTTCATTGTATCTCCATATAAGAGTATGTCGTTCATCCTATATAAAGATGACCCTGCTTACTACCGTCATGGTTTAAGCACCGAAACCTTTATATAGTACGGATGACATACTATAATGTAGATATAAAGTATAAGGTTTTCATCATGGATATATTCGAGAAAGTATATGAGGTTGAATCGCCCAGGAAGTTTCTTCCAAAGCAAATTGCCGTTCTCGATAGATGTCTCACAGATGAGGCAATACTATACTCTGGTGCGTTCAGAGCAGGGAAAACACTATTGCTTGCACACGCAGCAATAAGAGCCTGCTTAGAGAACCCAGGTGTTAAGGGACTTATAGGTTCACAAACACACACAACACTTAAGTCGGTTGTTATGGATTTAGTTGAAGAGGAACTAGAACTATATCAAAAGAAAGTAAATGCTGCTGGTATAGACCTTAAACTCGTAAAAAAGGCAATTCACTCTGATGGAAAGATGGAGATCACGTTCTTTAATGGTTCAAGGTTACTATTTAGAGCATGTGACATGGAAAGAAAGTTATCTGGATATACTCTTGATTTCTTCGGTATTGATGAACCTGTTGATGTTGCTGAACAGATATTTACTCAGTTGATTGGGAGAATATCAGGTACGGGCAACCTAAAGAACAAGTTTGGACTACTTACAACTAATCCAGGCTCAGATTTACACTGGCTATATAAGTACTTCTACCTTATGAAGTTGGATAGATATATTCATATAGACACTACAACGTATGATAATATACTACTACCTGATTACAAAAATTACATTAAAAGCAAAGAACAAGTATGGGATGCAGATTGGATTCGCAGATACCTAAACGGAAGTTGGGGTATGTTTGAAGGTCAGGTATATAAGGACTTCAATCCAGCCACTATGGTAGGCGACTTCAAAAAAACTCCCGTAGCGTATCACATAGCTGGTATTGATTGGGGATTAGAGGACCCACACTGTGTCTTAGACATCGGAGTAACAGAAGATAGACGACTGATAGTGTTGAGAGAGCACTACGGTAAGAAGATGACAACATCGGAACTTGCACCGCTTATTGCATCTTGGAATAAGCACGTTAAGTTTCGCAAGCTGTACTGTGACCCTTCGGCTGCTGATCTAATACAACAGGTATACAATAAGGGTGTACCTATTGCACACTCAGCTAACGGTAAAATAAAAGGATACGCAAACAACGATGTTG